CTCACCCTCACCCTCACCCTCACCCTCTCCCTCACCCTCACCCTCACCCTCACCCTCACCCTCACACTATCCCCTCACTCCACCACATGTTGCTTTGCGTAGATGCATTTCACAGCTAGTTCTTTGAATTAGCTTTCCCTTCCTTTAATGTTGATTTTTTTTTATGAGTAATAAAATATACTTAAAATTTTAGTTAAATATATTTAAAATTGAAATATATAAATAAATTTTACTATATATAAATAATGAGTTAGATTCGTTAATGGTAGTAAGACTATATACGCTTTCATTTTATGATTATATTATTACTGAATTAAGTTATATTAAAAATTCTTTAAATGATTGTGAATTAAGAAATATAGAATTGATTACATATATAAATACAACAGACTCAAAAAAAATATATAATGAAGCCGAAAAACATTTATTAAATGCAAAAAATTATTTTAAAGAAAATATGAAAAAAGTAAATATTAAAGTATTGTTAAAAAAATTAAAAAATGTGACTTCAGAAGAAGAAGCTTATATATTAAATGATTATAAAAAAGTATTAAATATAATAAATAAGATTGATTTTATGTTAGATGAATATAAACATTATTCTTTAGTTGCTCTTATGAAATTAAAATCGAAATAAGTGATTATATAATAATTATAATAAAAATAATTTTTTTTATTATGTATAAAAATGAATATAAGCTGATATAAGTTATTATTATATATATAAATTTATATGATTAATTTTTTTTATATTATTTAATAAAAGTTGTTAAATGATTTTAAAATTGATATTTTAAAATCATTCAATAATGTGATTATATTCTTATCTTATAAGCAAACATGACCTCGAAAGCTCCTTCAAACGAGCAGCTTGAAAAACGTATTTTATCACTTGAAAAAATTATTGAAAAATTAACTTTAGAGCCGCCAAAGAAGAAAGTAAAAAAAGAAAGTAATATGCCAAAAAGACCTCCGAATTCTTATATGTTATTCTGTGCTAAAATCCGGGGTGAAAACCCCGAGGTTAAATATACAGCACAAGATTTGTCAAGTTTATGGAACAATTTATCTATTGAGGAAAAAGAAGAATGGAAAAATAAATCCAAACTTCAAAAAACCGAAGATGTAGAAATGTTACCTGAAGAAGAAAAAACATTACAAGAAAAAGAAGAGAAAGAAGAAAAAAGTGTTGAAGAACAACAATCTTCAAACACAGAAGAAAAATCAAAAAAAAGTTCAAAAAGTAAGAAATCCTCGAAAGTTAATTCTGACTCGAAAGTTAATTCTGAATGATTAGTCTATTAGTGATTAGTCAAAGAACAAAAAAACAAAAAAAACAAAAAAAACAAAAAAACAAAAAAACAAAAAAACAAAAAAACAAAAAAAATTTCAAGTAGAACTATTGTAATACTTTAGAAGTTGTTTAATTGTTAAAAAGTAATTTATTAGTAAGATGAAGGTATAAAAACCGGATAAAATACTAATAAATTATTTTTTTTATTTATTTAAAATAAAAATTATTTTTGATTTATTTTAAATAATTTATATTTTTATATAATTTTTTATTATATTTATATAAATAATTATTTTGTATTATTTTTTTTTCTAAATTTTTTGACTTCTGTAAATCCTTCTGAATTTTTATTTTTTTCACGAGTTACACACATTAAATCACCACCCAAAACGCCTGTTATTTCTTTACCTTGATTTTCATATTTACCATCACTAACAGATTCGATATACATAGAGACATATTCACCTTGAACTAAATATTTGTATATTTCGATAGAGGAGACAATAGAAGTATGATGAACGAATATATCTTTATCTTTATGTTCTGAGTCTGATAAAATAGTAACAAATCCGAAACCAGATTTATTATTAAACCATTTAACAATACCAATAACTTTATTATTGTGTTGCTGATTAGACATAATTTATATTATTAATATAAGTTAAAGCTTTAAATTATTTTTAATATATATTGTATAATTATGGAAAATAATAAAAAATGTAATATAATATTTTATAATAAGGTATGTAATAAAAAGAGTGATTTAAATATAAATAGAAATTATATATGTTATAATCATGCGAAACTAAAATATAATAAATATGTGATATATATTCAGAAAATATATAAAGGATATTATTATAGAAAAAAAATAAATACTTTATATAAAAATTTACCGATAGATATACAAAGAAGGGTTAAATTTTATATGAATGAAGGTATATATTATAAAAGATATTGTAATATATTAAATAAAATAATATTAAAAAAAACAATAAATACAATAGAATATATAGGCATAAATAATATAAAAGATGTTAAAAAATATATAACGTTAAAATATATATATAATACATATAAATATTATTTAAAATATAATGAAATTTTAGATTTGAATAATATGAAAATATTATATGTATTATCTTCTCAATTTATAAAAGATATAACATATTATTATGTGAATAAAGTTATAGGATATAATGATGTAAATATAATAAATAATATTTATAATAATATAGATTTTAAAGTTATAACAGAAATAGATTATATAGATACAATAAATATAATAGTTCAATATAAGAAATTATATAAAAATAAATATAATATAATAAAAATTTAAGAGAGAAATAATAAAAATAATAAATTTTTATTTTATAAAAAATAAAGTAAAAATTAAAGAAAAAATTAAAGAAAAAATTATTTAATATTTTAGAGATTATATTAAATGATAAATAAATTAATAATATATATTAAAGATATAATAATAAATTTAATATATTAATAAATTAATAATATATTGATAATTTGGTTCTTGCATAAAAGACATTTTTCTGGTATATTTAAAAATGATTTTTATATTATGAAATAGATTAGAATTAATATTAGTATTTTTAATAAAATTTAATATTAATTCTAAATTTTTTTTGTCGTTTAAATTTAAATTATTATATATAATATAATTTTCATCATTAATTAACATATAAAATAAAATTAAAAGTATGGATTCTATATCATCTCTTTTAGAAGGTTCTATTAAATTTATAACATTAATACTACAGAAATTAAGAGAACCAATAATAGAATGTATTTTTTTTTCTTTAATATATTTATTATTTTGAATAATTTTTTTTGATAAACCAAAATCTATAATATAAGGATTATTATTAATATCTAAACATATATTATTCGGTTTTAAATCTCTATGGACGTATCCGAATTTATGAATATCTTTTAATGTATTAAAAATAATTTTGATAAAATTTAATATATTAAAAATATAATTATCATTAATTAAATCATAATATTTTTTTTTATAATTTATAAAAGTAATATTAAAATAATCTAATACTAAATAATATTTATTATTATATAAAAAAAAATCGTGTATTTTTGATATATTTTTTATTTTACATAAATCTTTATAAATATTAGCTTCATTTTTTAATGTTGTTAAATTATATTCTTCTTTAATAGCATAATGTTTATTATTATATTTACATAAATATACATTACCAAAATTACCATTATTTATTTTATTTATAATTTCATATTTATCATTTATCATATTTTATTTATATACTTATAATTTTAGTAAAATTTCTTTTTATATTATTATCTTGTAAAAATTTTATAAATAATTGTGGTGAAATAGCCAAACAATTCATATATGTTCTATATTTATAATTAGTAATAATAGTATTTTCTTCTAAAATTTTAATAGAATAAAACCAATAAGGTGGTATTTGAATTAATTGACCTTTATTAATATTTAGACGTAATAATTTTATTTTATCAAAATCTTTTTTGTATTTATCATTTACTTTATATATATCTATCATAGAATAATATTCCAAATTTTCATGATCTTCTTCTACGTGTAGATATTTATAATCTTTTGGAGTGCATAAAGTTAATTCTATTGAACCTTCATTTATATAAAACATATTTCTTAAATTTAATTGACTTTTTAATTTATTATATGAATTTTTAGAACCCAATATAATATCATAATTTTTATTTGATATAAAATATGGTTTTAAAAAATTATCAGTAGTGCATAAATATTTTTCTAATGATGTTTCTTCTATAAATTCATTATTATATTCTGAAAAATAATTAGAGGATATATCTTTTTTAAATAATTCATTTGCTTCTATTAAATTTATTGGTAATGGAATTGAATTTGTTTCTTTATTTTTAATTTTTATTTCAAAATTTGGATAATTTAGTAATAAATAATCTAAATTTAAATCATTATTTAATTCTATATTATTTATTAAAATAGGTTGTTTCATATCACATAATTCTTCAAATTTGTCTTTGGATATATTTTCTACTTCATAAACTTCTAAATAATTACTTTTTTTAATATGATAATATATATGTATATAAAAAAATAAAGTAATTACAAAAATTAGTAAATTAAGTAACATATACATATTATTTAATTTACATATATTATTTATTACATTTTTACATATTTAAACTTACAATAAAAATACAATTTATTTTAATTTATTTCTTCAATTCTTTCATTTTCTTTTATTAATTCATTATCTTCTATTAATTCATTATCTTCTATTAATTCATTATCTTCTATTAATTCATTATCTTCTATTGTTTCATTAATTTTAATTTTTTCATTTATTTCAAATTTTTCAAAATTTTCATTTATTTTAATTTGTTCTGTATCTAATATATTATCTACTATTAAATTATCGATATTTTCAGAAATACTATCTGAATTTATATTAATTTTTTCAAAATTATTAAATAATTGTGATTTAAATAAATTTTCAAATAACATTTTACTAATGTTTGTATTATTTATATCAAAATCATCATTATTGTCATCATCGTCATCATCATCATCATCATCATCAATATTTTCTTGATTATCTTGATTTTGTTTATAATCATCTAAATGATTATTATTTAGATTATTTAAAATATTTAGAGTATTTAGAGTATTTTGATTTTTTAAATTAAAGTTAGATAATTCATCTTTTATTTTAATAATTTGATTATTTAATTCTAAAGTTAAAGTTTGATTTTTAATCATTAAAGTTTTAATATCATTAAATTCAATATTAATTAGATTTATTTTTTCATTTAAATCATTATTAATATTATTTTTATTTAAAGTATTTAAATTTTCAATATTAATTAAAATAGATTTAATTGTTTCATTAATAGAAGATATTTTATATGTAAGTAATTCTTCAATTTTTGAATTTAAATTGTTAATAATATTATTTTCAGATATATTATTTTTAGTTAATTCTTTAATATTTTCTTGATTAATATCAAAACCATTTTTTAAAAAGTTAATATCATTTTCTAAAATGGTTATTTTAGATTCTAAATTTGAATTTGAATTTGAATTTGAATTTGAATTTGAATTAGAATTTGAATTTGAATTAGAATTTGAATTTGAATTTGAATTAGAATTTAATTCAGATATAAGATTAGAATTAGATTTAATCATATTTTCTAATTCTTTAATTTTAATACTGTGTAATTGTAATAATTGTAAAGGTGTATATACGGGTGGTTGATTAGATTGTGTTGTTTGTTGTTGTTGTTGTTGTTGTTGTTGTTGTTGTTGTTGTTGTTGTTGTTGTTGTAATAGTTGTTGTTTTTGTAATGCATTTAATTCTGGTTGTTTAGAGGGAGGTTCTGTTCTTCTTCTTCTTGCAGAAGCAACTGCAGCGGCTCCACTCATTAATTAATATAATATGATAATGATATTTTTTTAAGCTATTATTAACACAATATTAATTTAATATTTTCGTGAAAATTATAATCTTTAATAAAAAAGTCATCGATTTTATAATCTTCAATATTATCATATTTATTTAATATTTGTATTTTAGGAAAAGTATAAGGATTTCTTTTCAATTGTTCTTTTAAGCCTTCTTTATGTTGAGTATAAATATGTGCGTTACCTAAAAAATAAATAAATTCGTGTGGTATTAAATTACAATGATGTGCTAATAGATGTGTTAATAAAGAATAAGATGCAATATTAAAAGGAACACCTAGACCAATATCTCCACTTCTTTGGTATAAACTACAAGATAAAAGGTTATTATTAACATTAAATTGACATAATATATGACAAGGAGGTAAAGCCATTTGTTGAATTTGAGAAGGGTTCCAAGATGTCATTATTAGACGGCGTGAATTTTTATTATTTTTCAAATCATAAATAATATTATTTAATTGGTCTATACCTTTATTAGTGTAATCGGTGGAAGAATTAATATAATCAGCATTAAAATGTCTCCATTGAAATCCATAAATAGGTCCTAAATCATTAATTTCTCTATTAAATAGTCCTCTACTATCTAAAAATTCTCTAGTAGAATTTAGATCCCAAATATGGACGTTTTGTTTATTTAAAGTGGTATTAGATGTATTACCACTAATAAACCATAATAATTCTTTCAAACAAGTTTTCCATGCTAATTTTTTAGTAGTAATAAATGGAATAGTATTATCATTTAATGAAAAATGCATAGCACTACCAAATATAGCAATAGTTTCTCCATTACGAGAATCAAAAATTTGATTATCTTCTAATATATCATTAATTAAGTTTAGATATTGATTTTCATCGTGTTTAATATTATTTCTATATTTAATATTTTCGATAGCTTTTTTTAACATTTTATTTAGTAATATAAATAGATAATTAAGTTTTAAATAAATTTAATATGAAATATAAAATTTTGAATTAATACTATGAATTAAAATTTTTAAATATAAATTATTTAGAAAGATTACATTTTTTCTTTCTTTATATAAATCATATATATAAATGACAACTTTTCAGGATAATAATATAATTGGAGGAGAATTAAAAAAATATAGTTTGTCGGGTTTTTTTAATTATGTTTTTAATTTTGATAATGATAATAAGAATACAATAATTAATATGGTTCAATATGTATTATTAGGAGTAATACCAATAATAGTAGTTTTAAAAGGAATTAAAAATATGGTTCCAGAAGAGGATGATACTAAATCAACACCGGAAATAACATTAGAAGTATCTATGCAATTATTTGCAATATTTTTTGCGATATGGTTTATAGATAGGATGATAAGATATATACCAACATATACGGGTTCTAATTATCATAAATTTAATGAGATTAATTTTATATTACCATTATTGGTAATATTAATAACGATGCAAACAAAATTAGGAGCGAAAATAAATATATTGATAGATAGATTTTTAGAATTATGGAATGGTTCTTCTGTATATTCAGAAAATAAGAATAAGAATAAGAATAAAGGAATTTTAAAAGTTAGTCAGCCGATAGTGAATGAGATGCATCAAATGAGTAGAGCGGATATTTTAGATAATAGTATAATAAAGCAACCTGCGGGTCAAATGCCGATGCAAACGAATGCGAGTATATCTATGATAGATGCATTACCAAATATGATGCAATCGGGATTAAATAATTTTCAACAACAGGCGATAGAGACTTCGTTTATGGATAGTATGGAACCGATGCCTGCAAATAGTGCATTAGGAGGAGTATTTGGTTCATCATTTTAGATAAATATAAAAATTATTATTAGGAATGATTAATATAATTAATAATATTAGTAATAAAATCTTCAATTTTCTTAGAAATTGTATTTCTAATATCGGCGTTCATTTTAGGAATAGAGGGTGGATAAGGAGATACTTGTAAAAATAAAATAATTATTAATAAACAAAATAAAATGATACCAAAAATAATGTGGAATGCAGTATCTAAATTGTTATGTGTATTCTCATTATCTTGATCTATACAATTAATAGATGTAATATTGTTACTTGCTAAATTCATTAAATAACTAATATTATTAGAAATTTGTAATTCAATATTATCAAAAAAATAATAAGTTATTAAAAATAATAGGGAGATAGAAAATAATTTATATGATATATCTTTATCACCGATTAAAGCTAATAATAGAGATAAAATTAAAATAATATAAACAGAGAATATAATAAAATAAGTAAGATTAAAAGTATTAGTAGTTTTATTACCGCATTTTTGTTGATAGTATGCGTGAATAAATGCAAGACAATATAAAAAAAATATTAAATCATATAAATATTTTATACTATATATAAAAACTTTAAATATTAAAATTATAAAATTATCGGTTTTAGTGTTATTATTTTCAATATTAGCAAATATTGAACCCATAAAAAGTAATATTACGAATAAAAGTTTCATAGAAGAATAAATCCAATATAAAGTAATAGAACTAAGATTAATAAAAAATGATATAATAAAAATAACGATACATATAATAAAAAATAATAATCGTGGAATTATTAATAATTCAATACCAATATTATAAGGTTTAATAATTACGTTTTTTAAAAAATTAAAAAACATTAGAAGAGGAGTTTTTAAAAAGTCGAATTTACTGGTTCCTCCTTTCATAATTTTATTTATATTTTTATTTATATTTTTCATTAAATTATATATATAAAAATATTATTTATGTATAATATTTTTATAGAAATTTTTTATAATATTATATAATAATAATGAATAATATATTTACATACAGGAATATAATAATATATGGATATTATTTAATGCATATAATAAATTTATTTATAATAATAGGTATTAATCGTTATATTTCGACTGGTAAATCGCTTTCGATAATTTATAATTATATACATAATGTATTATTATTAATAATATCTATAATAATAATTTATTATTTTAATCCATATAAATTAAATAAAAAGAAAAAAATAAATGATTTTGAAAGAACAATAATATTTAATACAGGTTTATTTATATTATATTCTTCATCTATATCAGCATATATATATACAAAATTTAATACAAATTATTTAAATAATTTTATAAATGATTTTTCAAATGATTTTTCAAATAAATATATATAAAAAAGAATATAAAGAATATATATATATAAAAAAGAATATAAAGAATATAAATATATAAAAAAGAATATAAAGAATATAAATATATATAAAAAAGAATATAAAGAATATAAAAAAGAATATAAAGAATATAAAAAATAATATAAAATATGTAATTTATATTATTTTAATTTTTTTGTTTTATTATTTTTTAAATATTTAAAATTTTTTGTAAAATTTTTATGTTTTGTAGATAAGAATGAATTAATATCTTTAATTAATTGTTCTGTAATATAAGTATTAATTAAAATATAATTTTTATCATTAGTATAATTTTGATTAATTATATAATTTTTGTTATTTTTTGTTTTCTCTCTAATATATTTTATAAATTTTATATAATCATTATTAAATAAATTTTCATTTTGATAATAAAAATAATGTGCAATATATAGAATATTTTCGTAATAATAATATGGTTCTAAATTAATATATAAAACATTAGGATGTTTCATATAATTATATTCTTTATCATCTATAAAACAGACTTGTGTATTAGAAGGTAATGAAGTACAATTTAAAAAATCATAATATGATTTTTCATAAGATGTTCTATTATTTTCAATAGTAATACCTTTAATTTTAAAAGCATATATTATTTTATCAAATAATTTATAATTTAATTTATAATTAATATAATTTTTAATATTATTAGACCAAATTTTATCATATTTATTATTAGTATAAATCATAATATGATCGCAATATTTATGTATTTTTTTATATTTTAAATTTTTTAAAAGTGTAAATAATTTAGGGCGAAAAAATAATGGGAATTTATCAAATATTATATTTAAATAATTTAAAGATAAATTATTATTATCTAAATATTTTTTTAGTAAATTCCAAAAAAAATATAATTCGGTAAAATTTCCTAACGTTTCATCCAAATCAAAAACTATAACAAATTTATTCATTTATATATATATTAAATATATATAGTTTTTTACAAAAATTTTATATATATTTAAGCTGTTAATAGATAATATTATTTATTGTTTTATTTGTTTAAATAATCAATAGTTTTTAAAATTATTTTCTCTTCATTGTTTAATTTTTGAAATATTAAATTTTCATTAAGATATATAGTAATATATTTATTATTAAATGTTCTTAATACTAAAGCTATCCCTTTATCTAAAATTTTAATATCTGTTAATATTGATGGATTATGTAACATTAAATTTTGTATTTCTATTTTTGACAGTGAAATCCATCTAATAAATGAACTATATTTCAAATCTTTTATATTATCAATATAACGATATTCTTTTAATTTAAATTGTAATAAATGAAAATATTCTTTATTTAAATTTAATTCTTTTAAAATATCATTTTTTTTCTTTTTTATTTCTTTTATATTTGTATTTACAATATTTAAATTATCATCATTATCTAAAGCTTTTTGTAATAATTCAATATCCATATATTTTATATTATAATTATTTATTTATTATAATATAAAATTAATATAAAATCTATATAAAATCTATATAAAATCTATATAAAATCTATATTAAATCTATATTAAATCTATATAAAATTAATATAAAATCTATATAAAATCTATATAAAATCTATATAAAATCTATATAAAATCTATATAAAATCTATATAAAATCTATATAA